TGTATGGTGGCGCAGCAGGGGGTGGTAAGTCCTATGCTATGCTCGTAGATCCCCTCAGATTCGCTCACAGGGCTGCTCACAGGGCGTTAATACTAAGACGCTCAATGCCTGAACTGAGGGAGCTTATAGATAAGTCTAGGGAGTTATATCCCAAGGCTTTTCCCGGTTGTAAGTTTAGAGAAGTTGAAAAGATTTGGACATTCCCCTCTGGTGCTAAACTAGAGTTTGGCTTCTTAGAGCGGGATGCAGATGTATACAGGTATCAGGGTCAAGCATACTCTTGGATAGGGTTTGATGAGATAACACACTTATCAACAGAGTTTTCTTGGAACTACCTATCATCTAGACTGCGTACTACAGACCCTGATATTACGCCTTATATGCGTTGTACAGCTAACCCCGGTGGTGCTGGTGCAACATGGGTAAAGAAGCGTTATGTGAACCCATCAGAGCCTAATGAAAGCTTTACAGGCCATGATGGATTGACACGACGTTTTATACCAGCCAGACTAGAAGATAATCCGTATCTTGCTAAAGATGGTAGATACGAACAGATGCTAAATGCTTTACCAGATGTACAGCGTAAGCAGCTTCTAGAAGGTAACTGGGATATTACAGAGGGTGCTGCCTTTACAGAGTTTGATGTAATGACACACGTTATAACACCTTTTGAAATACCAATAGGTTGGGAAAGAATAAAAGGTATTGACTATGGTTATGCTTCTGAAAGTGCTTGTGTTTGGGGTTGTGTTGATCCCAGCGATGGCACATTAATAATTTATAGAGAGCTATACCGTAAAGGACTTACAGGTGTTGATCTGGCTCAGATGATTACAAACATGGAGCTAGAAGATCCTTTTTCTATTCAAGGCGTATTAGATACAGCAGCATGGAATAGAACAGGCACAACAGGCCCTACAGTTGGAGAGACACTTCAGCGTGGAGGCCACAAGCTGCGTAGAGCAGATAAAAATAGGATTCAGGGTAAGATTCAACTACATGAATACTTGCGAGTTCAACCAAGTGGAAGGCCAAAGATACAAATATTTAACACCTGTCCTAACTTGATACGTGAGCTACAAAGTATACCATTAGATAAGTCTAACCCTGAAGATGTGGATACCCACGCACCTGACCATGCTTATGATGCCTTGCGTTATCTGATTATGTCAAGACCAAAGGTTAATGATATATTTAATCAATTTAGACACATGAGAATGGAACAGGCTTATACACCAGTTGATTCAGAATTTGGATATTAAAGGAGAACATAAATGTCAAATCCAGTTGTTGCTATTAGAGATACAGGGCGTAATTCAGCCCGTACAGGCGATGTCAGAGAACTTGCTGATAATGTAATTACATCAGCTACTTCTGTTACTACAGGAACTATTGCAGTGACAGCAGACGCTACTTATGATGTTAGCTTTACTCAACCTGCTGACACTTCAATCAAAAATCTTATTATGATCGCTAACGGTAACTTGGTTACTGCTGGTGCATCAGGTGATGATATTGATTTTGATTTGGGTACAGCCGCAGGCGGTGGTCAGATTATTAATGAAAAAGCCATTGCAGATGATGGTGGCTCTGCTGTAACGATTACAGCTAATACGCCTCTTTACATTATTGCTAATGGTATTCCAGCAGCAGCTAATGCTTTTTCAACCATGAGCGGTGGCCCAGCTACGTCAGAGGCTATGACGTTATCAGCATCACTATATAGCTCTGCTGCACGTACTCTACATATTCGACTAAAGCCTCTTGCTAATGACTTGGCAACAGCGGCTACTACAGCTACGTTTATTGTTGAGTTTCAGCATCTTGGTGTAACTCCTAGCTAATAATGGCTGAAACTAATTTAACATCTAACGCTCTTTACTTTGAAGAAGTAGAAAATGAGCAGGGTATAAATTTAACTCTTGAAGAAAACCTAAAGAATAATCTTACAGGTTTAATTAAAGATAGATTTATATCTGCTGAAAATGCAAGAGACTTAGATGAGCAGCGGTGGCTTGCAGCCTATCATAACTACCGTGGATTATACGGTAAAAATATTAGGTTCCGTGAGTCAGAGAAGTCTAGAGTTTTTGTAAAAGTTACAAAGACTAAAGTGCTTGCTGCGTTTGGTCAATTAGTAGATGTCGTATTCGGGGCTAATAAGTTTCCTATCGGTATTAGTGAAACTAAAGTACCCGAAGGAACTTCAGAACACGCCCACATCGAACCGGGACTTGAAACTTCTGCACCGCCAGAAGATGAAGGTCAAGATGCGGTTGTAGATAATCCTTACGATATAGGGTATGAAGGTGATGGGCGTGTTTTGAAACCCGGAGCTACTTTTGCTACTGGTAAGTTTGAAGATATTAAACTTGACAAACTAGCAGAAGAAAAAGAAATGTTAAAAGAAGGGCCTTCACCAGACCCACAAGTTCTTGAAATTAGTCCTGCACAAAAAGCTGCAAGGCGCATGGAAAAGATTATACATGATCAGATAGAGGAGTCAAACGGCGCTAGTGAAATTAGAAACTCGTTATTTGAATCGGCTTTATTCGGCACAGGAATCGTTAAAGGGCCATTCAACTTCAACAAAACACTACACAGATGGACTAAAGGAGAGGGCAATGATAGAACTTACTCTCCTGTTGATGTTAGGGTGCCTCGCTTGGAGTTTGTCAGCATCTGGGACTTTTTCCCAGACCCCAACGCAACAAATATTAATGAAGCAGAATATGTATTCCATCGCCACAGAATGAATCGTACTCAGCTTCGTAGTCTTGGTAAGATGCCTTACTTTGACAAAGAAGCTATACGTGAGTGCCTTCAGCTAGGGCCTAACTATGTAGAAAAAGATTACGAACAAGAACTAAAAGATGATAATCGTAATGATGAATACGGCTCACAACAGTTTGAGGTTCTTGAGTACTGGGGCGTTATGGACGCTGAGTACTGCCGACAAGTTGGCATGGAAATTGATGAAGACATTGATGATCTAGATGAAGTACAAATAAATGCTTGGTTATGCGGTGGTAAAATGCTTAGGGCTGTTGTAAACCCCTTTACACCTTTCCGCATACCTTACCATGCATTTAGCTATGAAAAGAACCCCTATAGCTTTTTTGGCATAGGCGTAGCTGAAAACATGGATGACTCGCAAAAGATTATGAATGGTCATGCACGTATGGCTATTGATAATCTTGCGCTATCAGGCTCAGTAGTATTTGATGTGGATGAGACTGCTCTTGTAGGTGGTCAAAGCATGGAGATTTATCCCGGTAAGGTATTTAGGCGACAAGCAGGTGTACCCGGCACAGCGATTAACGGCTTGAAGTTTCCTAACACAACTAATGAAAACATGCAAATGTTTGACAAGTTCCGACAGCTTGCAGATGAACAGACAGGTATTCCTTCTTACAGTCACGGTCAGACAGGTGTACAAAGCATGACACGTACCGCTTCAGGTATGTCTATGTTACTTGGTGCAGCCTCGCTAAACATTAAGACTGTAATTAAGAATCTTGATGACTTCTTGTTAAAACCTTTAGGGGAGGCATACTTTCAATGGAATATGCAATTCCTAGAGTCTAAGCTAGGCACAGAGGGTGATTTAGAAGTTAAGGCTACAGGCACTAATAGTTTGATGCAGAAGGAAGTACGCTCTCAAAGGCTTACAATGTTCCTTCAGACCGCAGCTAATCCTGCTGTAGCACCATTTATTAAGATGAACAAGCTTATTAGTGAACTGGCCTACAGCCTTGATCTAGACCCTGATGAGCTTATGAATGACCCTGAAGAAGCCGCAATGATGGCACAAATTATAGGAATGCAGAATGCTGGACAAACACCTAGCCCGGAAGCTGGCCCCGCTGACCAAGGACAAGGCCAAATGGGAGGCGATGCAGGAGTACCTGAACAACCTCAAGACCTTGGAGTTACAGGTACTGGTGGCGGCAACATCGGAACAGGAAATGTTCCGCAGTCAGGGGAAGATGAATTTTCTGGCTAGGCTAGAAACTTTACCTGCTCAAGTAGATGAGGCTTTAGAAAGGAAAGAATATGAATAAAAGTATGTTAAATCCTCCAGAGCGTGAGCAGTATTTTGCAGGTGCTGCTGTTAAAAAACTAGCCAAGCCTTTACTTAGCTTGTTTGAAGACTCTAGTGAAAAAGCTATAAAGTCTAAAATGAATGCTGTACATAATGACGTAGAAAAAGCAGTGTCAGAACGTGATACTACAAAAATGAAAAAGTCAGATATTTTTAGAATGGTTGCTAAAGATCAAGATGTAACTGTTCAAGATGTTAAGGACATTGAAGAAGTTTTTGCTTACAAAGCAGGTGGTGGCGGTAAAGAAAATGTATTAGGAGAAACAGTTCAGGTTATTAGATCTATGGTTACAGATCCAACCGAACTTCAAAAAATAGCAGAGGATTTTGGAGGAAGTAAACTTACTAGAGATGCTAGAAAATCTAAAGGTAAAGCAGTTGCAAAAACAGCAGGATTAGGTTTGCTTGGATCGGGCGCTAGTTATTTTGCAGGAAAATTATCAGCTTCACAAGAAGCTAAAGTAAAAGAAAATAAAACTTCTACAGTTACTGACATTACTTCAGGAACTATGGATTCTGCTTTTTCAAAAGCTTCTAAGAATCCAACTAAATATGTATTTATGAAAGCAGGACAGCCTCATTTTAAATATAAAGGGAAAGCTGTTCCTTTTTCACTAGCAACTGAAGAAGAAGATGTTGTTTTAGATATGACACCTCGTAGTAAAAAAGAAAGGGGCGGTGTTGAACGCTTCGATGCCGTACAAGGCTACAAAGATATGTACAACATGTTTGAGCGTAGTCTAGCCGCAGCAGAAACTGAAGAGCAACGACAAACTATTGAGAAAAACTTTCTTAGAGACACTAGCAATGTAAGTGAAATGACTAAGATAGCTGCATTAAAAGAAATGGACAAGGAGCGTATGGCCCGTGAAAGAAAAGCTGAAGGCGGTAAGTTTCCAGATCTTACAGGCGATGGAGAGGTTACTCAGGCAGATGTCCTGAAAGGCCGTGGAGTTTTTCAAGAAGGGGGTTCTATGATGATGCCTCCAGAAGGGATGCCAGTAGACACTTATCCAAACATCCCCGATGATGAGATGGATGAAGCACTGGCCTCACAACTTCCAGACGATGAAATGGAAGAAGATTATATTAAGTACGTTATGGATGAATCCCTTAACGACGAAGAACAAATGTATTTAGCAGGTGCGTTACAAAACGATGATCGTTTATCAGACATTTTAGATAAAGTAATTGCAACTGCTTCAGAATTTTCGGGTGCTGGCGAAGTAGACGGCCCCGGAACTGGTGTATCAGACTCTATACCTGCGCGTTTAAGCGACGGTGAGTTTGTATTTACCAAAAAAGCGACTGACCAGATTGGTGCGGATCAGCTTCAAACAATGATGGATGATGCTGAACGTGCGTATGATGGCGGTGTAATGATGGCTGAAGGTGGAATGATGGATAAAGAAGATCCCGGAATGAGCAAGACCAAAGAAGAAATTGAGAAGCTTATGATGGGAGCCAACAGGATGCCCAGCCTTCGATAATTTTACGGCTACCTTGGTAAGACAAGCCCCATTTACTCGACGGAGTTAATAATGGCTACCTTGCAAGACACAAGCCCCGTGAAGGAGATTGAGAATGGCAGAAGTACAAGAAGAAGTTAGTAATCCTTATAATGCGCGTAAGCCTTGGCATACGCCTGACAAACCTAAAATGGGTGATGCAGATGGATTATTTTACCCAGAGCAACAACAGGCTACCCCAGAAGAGGCCCCTGAAGAAGAAGCTCAACCTCGTAAAAGAACTAACTACAAAAAGCGTTACGATGATTTAAAAAAACATTATGATGATAAGCTTGCAGAGTTTAAGCAGAGAGAACAAGAACTAACTGCGATGGCTCAGTCAGCACAACCAGCTTATGCACCCCCTAAGTCTGAAGAAGAGTTAGAGAGTTTTAAGCAGGAGTATCCTGACTTGTATAATACTGTTGAATCTGTAGCACATATGCAGAGTCAACGACAGGTAGCAGATCTTGAAGCACAACTACAGTCTATGCGGCAACGTGAGTCTGAAGTATTGCGTAGAGAAGCTGAAAGCACACTTAAACAACGTCATCCTGACTTTGAAGACCTCAGAGGGGATGAGCAGTTCCATGAGTGGGCTAAAGAGCAACCTGAACAAATACAAGATTGGATTTACAATAATCCTGATAATGTGACGTTAGCATCTAAAGCTATTGACTTGTACAAGTTAGAAACTGGCATGTCTCAAACACAACAGCCCAGACAACAGCAGCCACAACAACGTGGCAGTGCAGCAGATATGGTATCAACAAAAACAACATCCATAGATGCAAAGCAGCCTAAAATCTGGACTGAACGGGAAATCGCTGCGATGTCCCTTGACCAGTTTGATAAATACGAAGATGAAATTCGTCAAGCTATGTCGGAGGGCAGAGTAGTAAAATAAATGTTTTACTAGGAGTATATTAACATGGCTTTTAATGTATCAGATCAATTTTTTGAGCAATCTACGGATACCAATGGTAACTTTGGTAACTCCGTATCAGGACAAACTAATTCGTTTTTCCTACCCAAAGTTTATTCCAAGCAGGTACTAAACTTTTTCCGTAAGGCTTCTGTAGTTGAAGCAATCACTAACACCGACTATGCTGGAGAAATCTCTGCGTTTGGTGACAGTGTTCGCATCATCAAAGAGCCTGAAATCACAGTTGTCAACTACGAGCGTGGCGCTGACATTACAAAGACTGCACTAACCGATCAAGAGCTTACTTTGATCGTTGACGTTGCAAATGCTTTCAAATTCATCGTTGATGATATTGAAACAAATATGTCTCATGTCAACTTCCGTGACGTAGCAACCTCTTCAGCGGCTTACGCATTGCGTGATGCTTTTGACGCAGGTGTTATTGCTGAGATGATTGCTGGTGTGTCGGCTTCTAGCCCTAACCACATTCTTGGTTCTGACAACGCTACTGACCTTGCTGCTGGTACTTTTGATGGTACTGGTAACTTGGACATTGGTTTTGCTGGCAGTGAGCATGATCCTATTGATGTTCTTTCTCGCATGGCTCGTTTGCTTGATGAGCAAAACGTACCAGAAGAAGGACGTTGGTTCCTTGCTAATCCAGAGTTTTACGAAGTACTTGTTCAGAGTTCTTCTAAGCTCTTGTCAGTTGACTACAACGCAGGCCAAGGCTCAATCCGCAATGGATTGGTAAGCTCTGGTAAGCTTCGTGGTTTTGATATGTACAAAACTAACAACATTGCTGCAACGACTAACGCTGCTGGACAATGCTTGGCTGGTCACATGTCTTCTACGGCTACTGCACAAACTATTACCAGCACTGAGGTCATCCGTGATCCAGATAGCTTTGGTGATATTGTTCGTGGTCTGCACGTATACGGCGCACAGGTACTTCGCCCTGAAGCTCTTGTGTCTGCCTTCTACGGCATCGACTAAACTGGATGGGGCTGCTTAGGTGGCCCCTTTCCTTTACTGGAGATTTAACTATGCCTCAAGTTGGTTCTAATGAAAACCCTATGATGTTCCGTAAAGCTATCGTAAGTAAAGATAGTAGATTTCGCAAAGGAATGAATCTTTCGCAGTACAAAGATAACTATGAACGAATCTTTAGAAAAGATGTAGATACATCGCAGTATGCTACAGAGTTTGAGGCAGCTAGAGATAAAAGTAAAACTTTTTCTATGGAACAAGACTGATGAATAAAGTACCTAGAAAAAAAGGTTATGTACCTAATGAGTACACAGGGAGAAGCATGATGATGTATGGTGGAATGGAGCGTAAGAAAGCTGCTATGGGTATGTCTAAGATGGATGAAGACATGATGGGTAGTATGCGTAGTCAAATGATGATGGGTGGCAAGCGCGAAGGTATGATGTATGGTGGTCGTGCTATGAAAGGTCACGGTGGTAAAATGAAAGGTGGTTCAGATATTTATGCAATGGAATCAGCTTGTAACAAGATGGCTGGCTATAACAAAAGCTTGCCTAAAGGACGATGAAAGTTAAAGCGCCTAAAGGCTATCACTGGATGAAAAGTGGTAAGTCTTATAAGCTTATGAAGCATGAAGGTAAGTTTAAAGCACATAAAGGTGCTTCGCTTACTGCTAATTTTGAAATACAAAAGGTTCATAAAAAATAATGGCTACTACTTTTTTACAGTTAACTAATGAGCTATTGCGAGAGTTGAATGAGGTTGCTTTGACTTCTTCAACCTTCGCTAATGCTATTGGTGTCCAGCAACATGCTAAGGATCTTATCAATAGAGCTTATTTAGATATTGTAACAGAAGAGGCTAAGTGGCCTTTTTTAGCAACTGCTGAAAGCGGAGCAAGTGATCCTACGTTTGGTAATGTGTCTCAAGAAACTGTAGCAGGTACACGTTGGTATGAATTAAAACCAGCTAGTTCTTCTTTGACCACAGACTATGGCGCAGTAGAGTTTGAAAACTTTTACTTAACTACTGTGGGTGTTAGTGGAGAGTCTGCTCCTTTTGTAGCGCGTAATCTTAGATACACTACAATAGAAGAGTGGAAAGACTTCTATCGCATTAGTGAGAATCTTGACGATGCAGATACTCAAAAGTTTGGAGTGCCTAGTCGGGTTATTAGAAGTTCAGATGGCAGAACATTTGGTTTGAGTCCTATACCTGATAAAGTATACAAAGTAATTTACTTTGCTTACGATCTTCCAACAGAACTATCTGCACATGGTGATGAAATAGTATTTCCTGATGTGTACAGAACTGTTCTTATTGCAAGGGCTAGATACTTTATGCATCAGTTTAAAGAAAACTCTCAGGCTGCTGCATTTGCTCTTGAAGACTACAAGCGTGGTTTAAAACTTATGAAGTTGCGTCTTATGGCTCCTGATCCCGGTTATGTAAAAGATGATCGTGTGAGGTATGTCTAGTGTCTCAACCTTGGGGTTACTCATGCAAAGGCGGCTTAAACGTCAACCTCAACCAGCTAGAAATGCTTTCTCAGCCGGGGTTTGCTACACGCCTAAGAAACTTTGAGGTAGATCCTGACGGGGGTTACAGGCGCATAAACGGCTTCACAGCCTTTGGTGATACTAAACCTAACTCTAGCGAAGCTGTGTTGGGCATGGCAGTATACGCAGATGGTATTATTGTTTGTTCAGGTACAGGTATATTTTTTAGTGTCGATGGTGAAGAAACTTGGCTTCAGATTAATAGAGCTAGTGTAGATGCATCTGGAGATAACTACTCAACCTTTACAGGTCGTTCAGTATCTGCAAGAACTTCTCAAGGACGTTGTACTTTTGCTTTGTACGAAGGTACTTCTGATTACGGTGAGCTTGTAATATGTGATGGCGTAAACGAACCCTTTCTATTTCAAATGACAGGAACAGGAGGCTTAACTTCCCGTACATTCTTTGCAAAAGAAATTACAGTTAGTGGTACTACAGGCCCTGCTTTTGGTGTAATACATGACAAGCACTTAGTAGTAGCAGGAGCTTCTACAGCAAAGAATACTATTTTTTATAGTGGCACTAATGACATTGATAGCTTCAGTAGCACTGGATCAGGAAGTGTAGTAATTGAAGATGCTGTTGTAGGTCTTGCTAGTTTCCGTAGTGATCTTATAATATTTTGTAAAAACAGCATACATAAACTTGTAAATATTAATAACTCTTCTACTGTAGCTGTTGTGCCTATAACAACTAACGTAGGCTGTGTCAATGGTGGCAGTATACAGGAAGTAGGCGGTGATATTTTATTTCTTGCACCTGATGGTGTGCGTACTATTGCAGGTACAGCACGTATTGGTGACGTAGAGTTAAGCTCAGTTAGTAGGCAAATTCAAAAGATTGTTTCTGATATAGCCGCTGACTCAGCCTTTATAATTACAAGCGGTGTTCTTCGTAGTAAGTCACAGTACAGATTATTTTATAGTAAAGAGGGAGAAAGCCCTTCTACTGCTAAAGGTATTATAGGGACTTTTACTTCTCAAGGTTTTGCGTGGTCAGAAACGCTAGGTATCCAAGCATTAGGCTTTGTCTCTGATGTAAACAAAGATGGTGTAGAAAAAATATTTCACGGTGATAAAGATGGTTTTATTTATAATCACGATACTGGTTCTTCATTTCTTGAAGCAGGTTCAGCAACAAACATAGATGCTATATATCAAACACCTGACTTTGACTTTGGCGATATAGGTACACGTAAAACTCTTAAATATGCAAGAGTTTCTTTTAGTCCAGAAGGTGCTATTGAGCCAAACTTTAGGGTTAGGTTTGACTATGAAGATAATTTAATACCTCAACCAGAACCTTTTGCTGTTACTACGATTCAGTTACCAGCAATATTTAACTCAGGCGTATTTGGCACAATGACATTTGGTGCAACATCTGATCCAATGGAAAGGATAACTTTAGAAGGCTCTGGAAATACTTGTAGCTTTAGAGTATCTAGCGACGATCAAAAAGCAGCATACGCTGTTAACGGTATTTATATAGATTATATGCCATCAGGTAGGAGATAGTAAATGGCTCAGAATTATACAAGACAAAGTTCTTTTGCAGATGGTGATACTGTTACAGCAGCTTTATTTAATAACGAATATAACCAACTAGTAAATGCTTTTGCATACTCTTCATCTAGTGCTTCTAGCACAGGTCACAGGCATGATGGGAATACTGGACAAGGCGGTAACGTGCCTCAGATTGGTGACTTAGATTTTCTTAACAAGGTTGTAGTAGATGGCACAAATAATAGAGTAGGTTTTTTTGTAGAAGTATCTAGTAGTGCGGTTGAGCAAGTACGTGTACAGGACGGTGCTATTGTTCCTGTCACAGATAATGACATAGACTTAGGTACGTCTTCACTAGAATTTAAAGACGGTTATTTTGATGGAACAGTTTACGCAGATGCTATAAACTTTAACGGCACTGCTATTACGGCTACGGCTGCTGAACTAAACATTATGGACGGTGTAACGTCTACCGCAACAGAAATTAATCTTCTTGATGGCGTTACAGCCACTACAACAGAACTTAATTACACTGACACTGGTGCTGCTGTAGGTGTGGTAGTAGCTAGTAAAGTAGTTACAGCAGATGCTAATAAAGATGTAGCCAGCTTCCGTAATATTACCCTAACCGGGGAACTAGATGCAGGATCTCTTGACATTTCTGGAGATGCTGATATTGATGGTACGTTAGAGACAGATGCTCTATCTATCAATGGTACAGCCGTAACCAGTACAGCAGCAGAGCTTAATTATAGTGATACTGGACAGTCCACAGGAACTGTAGTAGCTGATAAAGTTGTAACAGTAGACTCTAACAAAGACGTAGCAAGCTTTAGAAACATTACACTTACTGGAGAGTTAGATGCAGGTTCACTGGACATATCAGGCAATGCCGACATTGACGGTACGTTGGAAACTGATGCACTATCTATTAACGGCACAACGGTTACTTCTACGGCAGCAGAACTTAATATATTAGATGGCGTAACAGCTACCGCTTCTGAGATTAATACTTTAGATGGCATTACAGCAGTTGTAGGCGAACTTAATGCACTAGACCTTGGTAGTACCGCAGTAGGTACTGCTATTGCTTCTAAAGCTGTAATCTTAGATGCAAACAAAGACTATACTGGCATTCGCAATCTGACAATCACAGGCGAATTGGATGCAGCTACTTTAGATATTTCAGGTGATGTAGATGTAGATGGAACTCTTGAAACTGATGCATTGTCTATAAATGGAACGGCTGTAACAGCCACAGCAGCAGAACTTAATATACTTGATGGCGTAACAGTCACAGCGGCTGAAATCAATACCTTAGATGGTATTACAGCCGTATTAAGCGAACTAAATGCCTTAGACTTAGGAAGCACTGCTGTAGGTACTGCTGTAGCTTCTAAAGCCGTTATACTTGATTCTAACAAAGACTACACAGGCATTCGTAACTTTACGATCACTGGTGAACTTGATGCGGCTACGCTGGACATTTCAGGTGATGCAGACATAGATGGTACTACTAATCTTGATGTAGTAGACATTGATGGTGCTGTGGACATGGCATCTACTCTAAATGTTACAGGGGCTGTAACAGGCACCACTGCGACTTTTACAACTGCTGATAACACATCTCAGTTGATACTAAAGTCAACAGACGCTGATGCCAACGCTGGGCCAGTTTTTGATCTTGTTCGAGACTCTGGCTCTCCTGCCGACAACGACGCTCTTGGAAGAATAAGGTTTCGCGGCGACAACGATGCCGGTGAAGAAACCACAATGGTTTATATGCAAACATATCTGCTCGACGCAAGCGACGGCACTGAAGATGCAGGTTTAGATTTGTTCGCTAAACTAGGGGGCACACTACGAAGAAGAATCTCCGTCAATTCAACAGAAGCCGTGATCAATAACGATGGTCAAGACCTCGACTTCCGAGTCGAAACAAATACCGATGCGAATGCTCTGTTTGTCCAAGGAAGCAGCAATCGAGTGGTGCTTGGTTTTAACGCACAAACAGCCGTAGCAGCAATCAATCCTCAT